GCGAAAAATATGCAATGAAATACAATTGGCGTGGGTATACATACAACGATGAGATGCGTAATAGTGCTATCCTTCAACTTACATACGTTGGATTACGATTCAATGAAGCCAAAAGTGCTAATCCATTCGCTTATTACACCGCAGCTATAACAAATAGTTTCTGTCGGGTGTTGAATACGGAAAAACGTAATCAAAATATACGTGATGATATATTAGAGATCAATGGGCTTAACCCAAGCTGGACTCGTCAAGGTCTGGGCGCTGGTATGAGTTCGGTTGTTTACGAAGAATAATTTATCCAATGATGTTGCTACGGCAGCATCATTTATTATACAATATAAGAATGACTAACCTTTTTAAAAAAGCCGCAGTTTTTACTGACATTCATTTTGGCCTGAAGTCAAATAGCTTACAACATAACCAAGATTGCAATAATTTTGTAGATTGGTTTATAACCAAAGCCAAGAGTGAAGGATGTGAAACATGTTTTTTCTTAGGTGATTATAATCATCACAGAGCAAGCATCAACATCCATACATTACAGTTTGGATTACAAGCATTGGAGAAACTAAATGATAATTTTGATCGGGTATATTTTATACCGGGCAATCATGACCTTTATTATCGTGACCGCAGGGACATTCATAGTGTTGAGTGGGCTAAACATTTACCAAACGTACAAATCGTCAACGACTTCTTCAGTGAAGGAGATGTAGTAATTGCCCCCTGGCTTGTCCAAGACGATTACAAGAAAGTACAAAAATTAAGTGGCAAATATATGTTCGGACATTTTGAATTGCCACGATTCTATATGAATGCTATGGTAGAGATGCCCGATCATGGTGAAATCAATACAGATCATATGAAGGGTTTTGATTATGTCTTTAGTGGGCATTTTCACAAACGACAAAGCCGTGCTAATGTTTGGTATATTGGTAATGCTTTCCCGCATAACTACGCTGATGCACAAGATGATGCACGTGGTATGATGGTAATGGAATGGGGAGAGGATCCAATCTTTCATAGTTGGCCTAAACAGCCATTGTATCGTGTTCATAAGTTAAGCAATATATTAGAAAATCCAAAGGGATTGCTATTACCTGACAGCCATGTTAGAGTACATCTTGACATTGATATTTCATATGAGGAAGCTAATTTCATACGTGAAACATTAATCCCAGAACATAAACTAAGAGAGATGGCATTGATACCAATGAAAGTAGACCAAGTTGAACAAGAGGGTAGGGGTGATTTGAAGTTTGAATCAGTAGACCAAATCATCATTGACCAAATCAATAGCATTGAGAGTAATGCATTTGATAAACGAATACTCTTGGAAATTTATAATAATCTATGATAACAATTAAAAACATAACCCTTCGTAATTTTTTATCAATTGGACAAGTAACACAAGCAGTCAACTTTGACAGACAGGAACTAACACTTATTCTAGGTGAGAATCTAGACTTAGGTGGTGATGGTGCTCGTAATGGTACGGGTAAAACATCACTCATCCAAGCATTGAGTTATGCATTGTTTGGTGTACCCATTAACAGTATTCGTAAAGACAATCTAGTTAATCGTACCAATGGTAAAAACATGATGGTAACACTAGAGTTTAGTGTTAATGGGATAGATTATAAGATTGAACGCGGTCGCAAGCCCAACATTCTGCGATTCTATGTGAATAGTGATTTGCAAAAAGGATTGGATGACGCACAGGGTGAAAACAAAGAAACACAAGCTGCGATTGAAAAGGTGATTCACATGAGTAGTGATATGTTCAAACATATTGTAGCACTCAACACCTACTCTGAACCATTTCTTGCATTAAAAAATAATGAACAACGTGATATCATTGAACAACTATTGGGTATTACTTTGCTTTCAGAAAAAGCAGAAGTGATTAAAGGATTGGTTAAAGATAGTAAAGATGATATTCAACAAGAAGAATTCAAAGTCAAAGCAATTGAAGAAGCTAATAAGCGTGTAAAAGAACAGATTGATTCTACTAAACGTAGACAGAAATTGTGGAAGATGAAGCACGATGAGGATTTAGAACGTCTTGCTATTGATTATCAACGGTTAATTACTATTGATATCGCAGCAGAATTACAGGCTCATAAAGATTTAACAGCATACAATGAAAAGCGTAAAAATATTGATGACCTCAATAAACTAATTGCCCGTTGTGTAGCTGATGAGGCTAAAGAACAAAAATTAGTTAACAAACTAACAACAGAAATTAGTGATTTGCGTGACCACAAATGCTATGCGTGTGGACAAGAGTTCCATGATCAAAAGCATGAAAGTGTATTAGATGAGAAGATAAAAGCATCACATGAAGCAGCATTTCAAGTTTTAACTATCAATAAGCAATTCATGGAACATACTCAAGCATTAAAGTACTTGGGTGTGTTGGGTACAATGCCGATTACTCATTACGATACCGAAGCACAAGCAGTTAAACATAGCAGCCAGCTTGAGAATCTAATTAAAGATATTGAACGCAAAGGTGATGAGGTTGATCCATATAGTGAACAGATTTCAGAGATGGAGAATCAAGCATTACAAGAGATTAACTTTGACAAGATTAATCAATTGACACGCACTATGGAACATCAGAAGTTCTTGCTTGATATACTAACCAGCAAGGATAGCTTTGTTCGTAAAAAGATTATTGATCAAAATCTATCATATTTGAATGGTAGATTGACACATTACTTAGATAAGATTGGATTGCCGCATCAAGTAATATTTAAAAATGATTTACAAGTTGAGATTACGGAATTGGGTAGAGAACTTGATTTTGACAATCTTAGCAGAGGAGAACGAAATCGACTAATTCTAGGATTAAGTTTTGCGTTCCGTGATGTTTGGGAGAACTTGTATAGCCCAATCAATACATTGTTTATTGATGAATTGATTGATAGTGGATTAGACACAATGGGTGTTGAAAATGCTATTGCTATTCTTAAAGAGATGAGCCGACGTAGACAAAAGTCTATTTGGCTTGTCAGTCATAGAGAAGAATTAGCAGGACGAGTTCCAAACGTATTGAAAGTTGTAAAAGAAAACGGATTTACAAGCTATAACACAGCGGTAGATATAGAATAATTTTATAGCAGAAATACAGAGATAAGTATATGTCTATGTCAAGTCCACAGAAAAACAAAGGTTCAGGTTTCGAAAGAGAAATCGCTAAATACTTATCCGATAAGTATGGTGAAAGTTTCATTCGTGCTCCTGGATCGGGTGCTTATGTGGGCGGGAAGAATCAAAGTAGAACAGAAGTATTACACGAAGGACAGATTCGTTCGTTCAAGGGTGATATTGTTCCTGGACAATCATTTGCAAAAATGAATGTTGAGTGCAAGTTTTATGCTGATTTTCCTTTTCATTTATTACTTACAGGGGAATGTAAAGTAATAGATGCATGGATCGGACAGCTTATGGATGTAGCTGACCCAGATGATTTAAACATTCTTTTTATGAAGTTTAATCGTAAAGGTCGTTATGTTTGTGTACAAAGCAAACTAACATGGGTAGCCGATAACTTCACTTATTACACATCACAAAAACACGGAGACTGGATGATTTTTGAATTTGACAGTTTCTTCTTACATAATACAGATTTATTAAAAGCATATTCTAGTATACCAGACACCAAGTCAACAGAAAAAGATTCCCTTTTAACCATTAATATATAAAAATTTGTTGGCTCAGTTGTGAGTCCTCCTTGAGTTTGTACAGATAGTGCTGTGCTGACGGATCTGGAGTATGCTTATCAGTAATGATAAGGAAAACCGAGAAGGCTCTCGTCAAAGCGAACCTTCAATGAGTCTATATCTAACTCTATCTTGCGGATATAGAACATGCGTTGTCGAAGAATCAATTGAAAGACATTGGTAGCTTCACTACAGTCCCATAAACACTACAGGACAACCGGTTGCGTATAATATCAGAAATAGGTAATTATACGGGGAATAGATGGCAAAGGTCGACGGTCATGGCAAACATGCGTTTAACCACTGGTAGTGCAAATTTGCACTACCATGGCTCTCTAATCGGCAATATATATCCGATACAATTAAAGTCTTAAACGATTTAGTATACTGAAAGAAATAAGAACGAACGAAGTGAGTTCTTAGATGAACGCAAGTTCATCTCTTAATGAAACACCCAATCTTACATAAATGAATAATTACGGATTAAAAGAATGGCATCTGAGTTTTCTTAGTGGTCTCTAAGTTCTCATCTATAATTTGACTTAGTGCTTCTCTTTCTGATTCACACATATTAAGTACATCCTCATAGGATACTCCACCCCTCATATACCAGGAAAACTTCAATGCATTCTTTTTGATTTGATTGATTTCTCTATCCATTCCGTCTAGCAGCTTCTGAACCTGTTCTGGCCCCATGCTTAGAAGCCTTATCCGAAAAAATCAGAAACGTTTAGTAATAATGTTTGTTCGTAGTCATGGCTACAGCTAACACATTTGATTTTTTGTGGCTTGATGTTAGAACTTTCTCTTAGAGATAACACATGTTCTCTTATTTTCTCATAAGTTTTTTTATCACATCCTGTAAGGAATTCGTTTATATGTTCCCTGTTAGTTACATTTTGATCAGGTAAATCAATAGACTCAATTACACTGCCAATTAATTCAATATTCATTTGAGTTAATTTTTTCATAATTTCGCTAGATTTTGCACTTTTAGCAGTGTCATCTTCTATCTCTTGCATTGCTGCAATTTCACGTTGCATTATGAATTGACCCATATTCCCAGTATTAACTTCTTTGTAAGATAGTGGCTTAAAATGTAATACTAATTCGTTTACATGTAGTATTCCAGAATAATCACTTGCTTTAATACTGCCTAACAATGCACCTAAATTGATGTTGTATTTGCTTTCTTCTTTACAAGCTGGGCATTCACTATTAATTTCTAATTCATTTCCACTGGTAGCAGTACGAATAGCAATTAGAATAGCGTCCATATCCACGCTGGGAATAGCCCATGGATTTTTGATTCCGGGAATACAACTAGAAACGATGTCAGGAACAGCATTTCCATTGAATAATGCGTCTGGAGTTTTGCTAGTAATTTCATCAATTGCGGTCATTGGATATACTGCAAGTTCACCATTTTCGGGCATTTCTAGTGCGCCCGGCGGATAGAAAGCACCCTTACTTGGCAAAGTAAGATAAAGGGCAGGTCTACGAAAATATTGTTTTAGCGGGTTGTTCATTGATAGTTCTCCAAAAAAATGTATTTTTTATAAACAATAAATACATGTGTAAACTATTTATTGGTTAAATAATACGGATAAAATTAATATGGCCGAAGAAACTACCCCTGCTGAAACTACAGCAATTTTTGCTGATATGAACGAAACAATGAGACAAGTTCAGGAATCCTTGGCGGCTATGGCTGGGGCCATGAATCAAAACGTTACTCTTTCTGAAAAAGAAAGAGCCGAGAGACAAAAATTAATTGACCAGGCCAAAGCTGATGATAGCATTAAAAGAACAAATGATTTACTAAAAGAATATGGGGTTACTTTAGAAAGAGTAACTGAGGGTGAGCAAACTCGTACTAATGCTGTCAAACGACAAATAACTGACGAGCAAGAAGCTAGAAATCAATTATTACAAACATTAGAAGAAGAAGGGGTAATAAGAGCAGACGCCACTGATTCTGAAAAAGAAGCATTAATTACTAAATTAGAATTACAAAAGTTAGAACTTAAGCGTAAAAAAGCATATGAAGATTCTGTCAAACAACTGGGTTACATGTTTGACCAGAATGGCAAGATAGTAAAACAAACAAAATTATTAACTGACGAACAAGACAAAGAAATTGCTGCTTTAAAAAAGAAAAAAGAAGAAGAAGATAAACTTAAACAAGCTACTGAAAATGTAAAAGAATCGTTAAACAACTTAGGAAAAGATTTATTAAAATTAGGATTAACTACTGCGTTTGATTTCTTAAAGGCTTCTGTTGTAGGTACATACAAAGCCCAAGTTGCATATGAAGATGCGTTGTTAGATGGAGCAACTGGATATTCAGTACAAGCTGCTGCTATATCAGCAAAAATGGAAGAAATGGCTGGCGCCATGGATAACCTAGGCGGCGGCCTAGTAAGTATGGGAAGTCAGCTTGCTGCAACTGGATTAGAACTAGTATTGTTAGGCGGTCCAATTGGGATACTAGCAATTGCAATAGGTGGTTTGTTGGTAATGTTGGGTTACGAGGCAAAAGTAGAAGCCGAGAACATGAAACGCACTGCTGAACTTAAAAAGAAGCAAGCTGCGTTATTTGACGAATTATTTAAAGACTTTGGTGCATTAGGCGAAGCATCTATGGGTAGTTCCCGTGGTATGATGGGACTAAGAGATGACTTATCTAAAGTTGGTCTTACTATAAAAGAGTTTGATAAACTTAATACTGTATTAAAAGCAAACGCTAAAGAAATGTCAATGCTTGGCGCCGGCACAGTAGGCGGTATTAAGAATTTCTTGGATGTTACTGGCGGATTAATTAGTTCTGAATTAGGAAAAACATTCAGAGAAATGGGCATTGATCGTGATGCCATGATGGAGCATACTGCAAAGTATATGGCTCAAGAGCAACGATTTGGATTAATGCAACAAAAATCTATACAAGATCAAGCAAGAGCAGCCGGTGCATATGTTGTGGAACTTGATAAAATGGCAACTCTTACTGGTGCAACACGCAAAGAACAAGAATCTGCTAGAGAAGCAGTTATGCAAATTCAAAGTTTACGTGCTGCAATGATGAAGGCTAAAGCATCAGGTAACACAGAAGAAGCTGAAAGACTAAAAAGATATTTAGATGTAGCAACAGCATTCCAACAACAAGGAATGACCGAGCAAGCTAAAGGTACAGTAGAATTAGCAGCAGGAAAGGGCCCAACTAGTCAAGCATCTGCAATGGTTATGCAGGCTTCCCCACAAATGATAGAGATGCTTGACAAAAATATAGGAACCGCCACGGAACGATATGCAGTTGGCCTTAAAGAATTTAAAGCCTGGGCAATAAACTTTGCTGATGCTGCGTCAGTTGGTGCGGATATGAGCAAGATTGTAGGTGATTACGGTAAGATCGATGATGCTAATATTAAACTAGAACAATTAATAGAATTGCAAAAGAAAAATCCTGAAAAAAGTTTGGATCAATTATTAGTTGAGATGCGAAAAAATGATGATCCAGAAACAAAGAAAAGAGTTGCGGAAGAAGAAAAACTGCGTAAAGAAGCAATAGAGACTCAAGACAAATTATTAAGTGGTCAGGCGCTTGCATCACAAGAAATGACTGGCGCCGGCGGGATAATGAGTAAAGCAGGTAAATGGTTAATAGAAGCTGCTGATAAGTTAAAAGATTGGGCGATGGGAGTTTGGGAAAGATCAGGCGGTGAAGCATTATTTAAAAAAGCATTTGATTCTCTTGTTGATGCACTTAAACCATTAGAAGTAGTAATACAGCCGCTTGTAGATACACTTACTTGGTTAACAGAGGGTGCAATAAAAACACTAGCTTGGAGTCTTGACTTTATTAGCCAAGGTCTAAAAGTAGTAGCACAATTATTAACTGGTGACATATCCGGCGCTTTTAAAACTTTTATAAATGGATTAAAGTTTGGGTTTGAAGGTCTCGCAAATTCTATTGAATGGCTTGCAAATGGATTTATGAAAGCGGGAATGGCAATAGCGCATTGGACAGAAACACTTGCTAACGGTATAAAGAAAGCACTTAGTGACTTAGTTGATGGAATAATGAGTATATTGCCATCTTGGGCAAAACCTTCATCAGCACCTGCTGCAACACCAGCACCCGCCACAGCAGCACCTCCGGCACAATCATCTACTCCGGCCGCCAAAAGAGCAAAAGGTGGAATTGTTCCTGGCTCTGCTGAAGGGACTACAGTTACTGTTGGTGAAGCAGGCAAACCAGAAGCAATATTACCACTAGATTCAATGTATCAACAAAATGCTGCTTTAATTAAAGCAGTAAACGCAACCACAACTAGTGTTGATAGAGTTGATAAAAACATAGGTAAATTAGGTGAAATATTAGGCAGTATATCCGGTACGATAAAAGACACAAAAACAGCAGCAAAACCAGAAGCCAAGACAGAAGCAAAATCAGAAGCAAAGTCAACGGACGACAAATCACCGCATGTAGCAGATATAGTATCCTTAAAGGAAGCATTATTAAAAGCACAATCAAGCGGTGATGAAAAAGAAACCGCAAAATTAAAAGAATATTTAGAAGAAGCGACCAAAATTATTTCTAAAGGCGGGTCTAATGATGATGCTAATAAGAAAATACAAGAGTTAGTTGGTTTCATTAAAATTAGCCCACCTGATCAATTTGCAAATCCAGAAAATGATCAAGCAGCGGCAAGAATAAAAAGACAAGGTGCACCTAGTTTAGGATCCTTTGATTCTGGATCAGGTGATGATTGGGAAAACAAATCAACAGAAAATGATCAAGCAGCGGCAAGAATAAAAAGACAAGGTGCACCTAAATTAGCAGAAGGTGATGATTGGGAAAACAAATCACCAGAAAATGATCAAGCAGCGGCAAGAATAAAAAGACAAGGTGCACCTAAATTAGCAGAAGGCGGTGTTGTACCCGGCACATCAACTGGAACAACAGTTACAGTAGGCGAAAAGGGTAACCCAGAAGCAATTGTACCATTGGATATGCTTAAGCCCGGTATGCTTCAGAATGCTGAAAAATCAAAAGATCCAAATGCAGATGCAATGCTACTACTATTTAAATCATTGTCATCTCAAACGGCTGATGCATTTGCAATGTTTAATAGAATAGTATCTGAAGCTGAATCCGAGAAAAAGAACAATACTAAAGAATGGCAAGCATTACCAAAAGATATTCAAGAAAGTATAACAAAGAGTATAGCTGATTATAAATCAACAATACCTGATATTGCAAAACAGTTTGCTGGACAAAAACAACTGATGAATCAAATTGATTCTGATCCAAAATTAAAAGTTAAAGATCCTGAAACTGCAATGAAGAATCTACTTAAGATGGTAGATGCTAATGACGAATTAGCTGGCATTGGTACTAAACAGCTTGAAGCAGCATTTAAAGACTTAGAACAAGGTAAAGATGGCAATAAACTAACTGATTTAAATAATAAGTTAACTGAAAAATATACATCTATCATAGATGATAAGTTAATTAAATCTATCAATGTAGAAGCTGACACTAACGGAAAATTAGTTATTAGTATGAATAAGGTAACTGAAATGTTACCTACTACTGTACAAAAAATTATAGATGCTGCATCAAGTAAAACCGGCACAGCCTCGTCAGGTGCTGGATCCGGCGGAGCCGGAGGAAGTGCTGCTGCACCAGCTGGGGGAGGTAGTGCTGCTGCACCCGCGAGCGGCAGTGGCCCAGGCGGAAGTGCATCAGCGCCTGCAAGCGGAGGTGGCGCATCACCAGCCGGTGGCAGTTCAGGCAAACCCGGTGAAAGCGCAATGTCAAAATCAGGTGCTGCCGGTGAAGTACAAACAGGTTCATCAGTTAACACAGGAAAAGAAATTCATACAGGAGGAACAGTTTCTTGGCGAACTAACAATCCCGGTAACGTTTCGTATGGTGATTTAGCTAAACAGTATGGTGCAATAGGAACATGGAAGAACCCTGACGGAGATCAACAACAGAAAACCACCGGCATTGCTATCATGCCTTCAATAGAAGATGGTGATAAATTGAAAATGGGACTATGGAAACGTCCCATGTATATTGATAAAACAATTGATGAAGGCGTGGCGCAATGGACTGGCACAACAGGTTTAGGATCAGCTTATGCAAAAGATTTAGCAAATGCTGCCGGCGCAACCATGGAAACCAAGATACGTGCGTTGTCAGAGTCACAACTGATGTCAATGGTTACTAAACAAAGACAATGGGAAGGATTTAAACCAGGAAAAGTTGAACCAGTAGCAGCATTTGATGGCGGCGTGTTTGAACCAAAACCGGGCGGAGTACATGTAAATCTAGCTGAAGCTGGACTAAGAGAAGCCGCAGTTCCATTAAATCCGGGTGAAAAGATTAGAGTAGAAAAATCAGAACAGGAAAATAATCCTCCAAAGAAAGAGCCATTGTCTACTGTAATGGCACCTGATACCCCTGCAAGTTCTAATTCAAATCAATCCGCTGATATATTAGCAGCATTACATGAACTTATGGAATCAAAATTTGATTCAATGATATCTGCATTGCGTGACGGTAATGATATCTCCGACAAAATATTAAAGTATTCTCAGGTTTAACACTAAATACTAGATAATATTATGACCTACAAAAAACGTTTTACGAATAAAAGTGGTATTTCTAGTCCAATCGGTGGAGGAAATAGCAATACCGGTGCATGGAACGGCAGTCCTGGCCAGAACGCTTCATCCACCGGTGGCTGGAATAACCATGAGATGGGTTATAAAAACTATATGTCTAGACTTCCAGAAGTCTATACAGGTCACCCAAATCGTATTGAACGATACAATCAATATGAAATGATGGACGTTGATGCTGAAATTAACGCATGTTTGGACATCATTAGTGAATTCAGTACACAGAAAAACGAACATAATGATACCCCATTCAATCTAGCATTTACTGAGGATCCAACCCCTCACGAAGTAGAATTGCTTAAAACACAACTACAACAATGGTGTAAACTAAACGAATTTGGAACAAGAACATTCAAAATCTTCCGTAATACTATCAAGTACGGGGATCAAGTTTTTGTACGTGATCCAGAAAACTTCAAACTATACTGGATTGATAATACTAAAGTTATTAAAGTTATTGTTAACGAAAGCGAAGGCAAGAAGCCTGAACAATATGTTATCAAAGACATTAACATTAACTTACAGAATCTTACTGTAGCACAAAAAACTAATTCAGACTTTGCTGCTAACCCAGCAACTGGCTTAGGTGGTACAGGTGGCGGCTCAGGTGGCGGTGGCGGTGGAGGATATACTGTTCCAAGTATGCCCTATAATACTACTGGTAGTCGTTTTACATTAGGACAAAGCGAAAGTGCTATTGATGCTAAACACATTGTTCACTTGAGTTTAACTGAAGGACTAGATCGTTTTTGGCCCTTTGGTCAAAGTATATTAGAAAACATTTTCAAAGTTTATAAACAAAAAGAATTATTAGAAGATGCGGTTCTTATCTATCGTGTACAACGTGCGCCAGAACGTAGAATGTTTAAGATTGACGTTGGTAACATGCCAAGTCACTTAGCTATGGCGTTCGTTGAACGTATTAAGAATGAGATTCACCAAAGACGCATTCCATCAGTACATGGTGGTTCAGCAATTGTTGATGCTACATACAATCCATTGAGTATGAACGAAGATTACTTCTTTCCGGTCACTGCTGATGGGCGTGGTAGTAGCGTTGAAGTATTACCCGGTGGACAAAATCTTGGTGAAATTGATGACTTGAAGTACTTTAACAATAGATTAGCACGTGGTTTACGTGTCCCAAGTTCATACTTACCCACTGGCCCTGATGACAATACTACTCCATTAAGTGATGGCCGTGTTGGTACAGCAATGATTCAAGAGTTTCGTTTCAATCAATATTGCGAACGTTTACAGAAGTATTTGAGTCATAAACTAGATGAAGAATTCAAGTTATTCTTGCGTTGGAGAGGATTTAACATTGATTCTGGTCTATTCACACTAGAGTTTAATCCACCGCAAAACTTTGCTGCTTATCGCCAAAGTGAATTAGATACAGCTAGAGTTGCTACATTCCAAGCTATGGAAGCGTTTCCTTATATGAGTAAACGTTTTGCACTAGAACGATTCTTAGGCTTAAGTGAAGAAGAAATCAACAAAAATGAGAAAATGTGGCGTGAAGAAAACGGTAAAGATACTGACGTTGAACCTACAAGCAGCGATTTACGTAATATTGGTGTTAGCGCCGGCGACATAGATAGTGATATGGAAACTGCTGATAGCATTGAAAATCAACCGGAAGAAGGTGCTCAAGGTGGTCCAGAAGTTGCAGGTCCAGTAACAGATGCTGGAAACACTCCAGGTGGAATGCCAGCACCGACCGGTAATGCAATGTAAGATAAATACTATTCTATGAGACTTATGGAAATGTTTAATCCCGCCGTAGAAGGCTACCAAGATGTTGAAGCGGACAACAGCAAACCAAAGTGGAAAGAAAGCCGCAAAACAAAACTAACACTAAGACAGATACGTAAACTTAGAAAAATGTTAGATGTTCGTAATTTTGAGAAAGCAAAATATATCAAAAAAGTACACGAACAATATGGAGCAAAGCCAGAGGCTGATACTCCAACCGTATAAAATCTCTTATCTCTCCTAAAAACGTAAAAAAACAGTACTTATAACACTGTTTGTTAAGATATGGTGTAAATATAATACAAAGCCATTACTTAGGAGAAACAAACAATGGACCACAAAAAATTTGAACAACTTATTGATTTAATTATCAACGAGAACGAAGAACAAGCCCGTGCATTATTCCATGATATCGTAGTTGAAAAAAGCCGCGAAATCTATGAAGATATAATGTCCGATGAAATGGATGAAGGCATGGAGCCAGGCGGTGAAGTAGGTCAGATGATGGCTGAAATCAGTGCTGAAGAAGAAGGCATGACCGAAGAGGAAGAAGAAGAAATTGACTTTGATGACGACGGTGATGACGATATCGTTGATATCGAACATGACGATGATATGGAAGGTGACGGCACCGAAGATCGTTTAGTAAGCATCGAAGATAAGTTAGACCAATTGATGGCTGAATTTGAAGAAATCATGGGTAACGGTGATGACATGGATCACGAAGAACCAGATGCAGACAACATGGGTGGCCCAAGTGACCATGATGATGACAACATGGGTGACGAAATGGGTATGGGTGATGACGAAGAAGCTATGATGGAAGCAATCACACTAAAGAAAGTTTCTGTAACACATGGTGACAATGGTCAAAACACAAAAAGCACAAGTTTAAACAACAGTGGACAAGCTGGAATGGACAGTCGTCCAGTAAAGTTCAGTGGCGCTAGTGAGACAGTTCCTACAGGCCCTAAAGGCGCTAGTAACTTCTACTCAAAAGGCGAGACACAAGTAAAAGACGCTAGCAAGTGGAAGAATGCTCCAGCACAAAACAATGCTGATTTAGAAAAGGCACCGGCTCCTAAAAAGGCTGATGATGGATCCAATGCTAAGAGTCCAGTTGCTGAATCACGCAAGACCGTAAAGCGTAGAATATAAGGAATCTGCGAGAATGGCTTTGTATCTCAAGGAGCATTTAACTTTTGACCGTGCTAGCATGGTAGTTGAAAGTGTAAATGAAGGCGATAAGAAGAACCTTTATATGAAAGGTATCTTCATTCAGGGCGGGGTAAAGAACGCTAACGAGCGTATTTACCCTGTTTCCGAAATCGAATCCGCTGTACAAACATTAAACGAACAGATTACAGAAGGTCATTCTGTATTAGGTGAAGTAGATCACCCAGATGACTTAAAGATCAACCTAGACCGTGTATCACATATGATTACTCAAATGTGGATGGACGGTGCTAACGGGTTCGGCAAGTTAAAGATATTACCAACTCCAATGGGGCAACTAGTTGCTACTATGTTGGAGAGTGGTGTCAAACTCGGCGTATCAAGTCGTGGCAGCGGTAACGTTGACGACATGAACGGCAAAGTAAGTGACTTTGAAATAGTCACCGTGGATATTGTTGCACAACCAAGTGCTCCTAATGCTTATCCTAAAGCAATCTATGAAGGAATGATGAATATGCGTCATGGTCATAAATTGTTGGATTTAGCAAAAGATGCTCAGGGCAACAAGAAAGTAGAGAAATACTTGAAAAGCGAAGTCCTTCGTCTAATCAAGGATCTCAAAATTAAATAAAGGGGAAACAGCATGTTTGATGCTATCAAGCCATTACTTGAAAGTGGACTTATTAACGAAGATGTAGGCCTTGCTCTTAACGAAGCATGGGAATCTAAGTTAAATGAGGCACGTGAGCAAGTACGTGTTGAATTACGTGAAGAATTCGCACAACGTTATGAACATGACAGAATCGTGATGGTAGAAGCCCTAGATAAAATGGTTACAGAAAGTTTATCAGAAGAAATTTCCGAATTTCAATCTGAAAGACAAGCAATGAACGAAGACCGCGTACAAGCTAAACAACAATTGCGTGAAAATGCAGTTAAATTCAATAATTTCATGGTTACTAAACTAGCCGAAGAAATTAAAGAATTACGTAGTGAACGCAAACTACAAATGGAAAGTCAAGCTAAACTAGAACAATTTATTGTTCATGCATTGGCACGTGAAATTAAAGAATTCACACAAGACAAACAAGCAGTTGTAGAAGCTAAGGTTAAGTTAGTTGCTGAAGGTCGTCAACAACTTGAAGCATTGAAGGCACGTTTCGTGACCGAATCTGCTAAGAGAATGAACGCAGCCGTAACTAGTCATCTAAAGGGTGAATTAAGCCAATTGAAGGAAGATATCAAGGTTGCTCGTGAGAACAATTTTGGACGTAGAATATTTGAAAGTTTTGCAAGCGAGTTCAGTGTTACTCATTTAAATGATAAAGCTGAAACACGTAAACTAATGAATGCTCTACAATTG